GTTGACTGGTTCAGGTACAGGCGTAGATCTTTTCGGTTTGGCTACTGGCGCGCAATCGGACGCGAACATCCCTGCTGGATTTGAAGTTGCAAGCCCTAATTATTGGGATTGTATATTAGCTTCATTCGCGACTGTTGCCGCTTCTAAAGCAAAGGCAAACGCGATTTTGATGAATCCTGCGGACGTTTATTTAATGGCTTCAGCTAAAGGTTCAAATGGTCAGTATGTTGCTCCTATCTTCTGGATGAACAATGTTCCAACCTTGTTTGGAGTACCTATCACGATGACTACTGCCGTAGCTGCTGGAACATTCTACACAGCCGATACGAATAAGGCGGGGATGTTATTCCAAAGAGCAGCACCTTCAGTTCGTTTCTTCGAGCAAGATTCAGACAATGTTCAAAAGAACTTGATTACAGTTCGAGTTGAAGAGGAGTTATCTTTCGCACAGTTCCACACTACCGCGGTGTTTACCGACACTTTCGCGAATGTTATTACTGCGATTACTCCAGCGTAATTTGACTAACCGCAAAAGAGCCTCCTATTAAGGGGGCTTTTTTTGTTTAAATTTGTAACATGAGAACATTAACAGAGATTACAGCAAGCACAGCAACCAACTTAATTACCGTAGACGACTTTCGTTTATACGCTAAGGCGGTGGATATTGAAAGTGAAGATACTTTGATTGCGAATCAAATTAAGGCTTCGGTTAAATTCATCGAGAATTTTATAGGCCAAAGCATAAACGCCAACACCATCGAGTTGACTATCTGGGATGTTCAGGAATTTGACGTTACAGACGGGATTGCCTTAGAATTACCAATGAGTCCGATTACCTCAGTCACTTCGGTAAAGGGCTACGACAACCAAGGGATTGAAACAACATTAACCCTCGATACAGATTGGTACAAATTGCAGCCTTCCGAAAGGGTCCGAATAGTCGATTTATCTTACGACAGCTATAAGATAAGCTACGCGGCTGCGATGACTTCGACACAATTTGACGATAATTTGAGGACCGCAGTCTTAAAGATAGCATCCGAATTATACGATAAACGTAGTATCTCTGTTATTGGCACTATCACGGCTGAGATGAAATTGAACATTTACCAGATGCTAAACGGGTATCGCAAAAACTTAAACTGGTGAACATAGGCGATCTAAACGAACAAGTCGAATGCTACGGCATTGCAACGGTTAGCGATGGCGCGGGTGGTTACAGAGCTTCTGAAGAATTGCTATTCACCGATTGGGCTAAGGTTAAGAGGGATATAAGTTCTCGATATGCGAACGACAACCAACAAAGGACGGTGAACCGTTACATTGTAACGATGCGATCCAGATTAAATTGGTCAACGTCTGTTGAGGGCGAAGACTTCCCCGCTGTAAAATTTATAAAGTATAGAGGCAGGGAGTTGACAGTTGAGGGAGATGCTTTGGAGTTAGAGGATAATTTCGTGGAATTTGGCGCGATTCAAAGGTGAAAGTAGAAATTGTCATATCAAGGCAAGCGATTAACAAAGTAGTTCAGGACTTCGACAAACTAGCGGAAAGGAAACTGAGGCAAATCAATATACAGAGCTATAAAAGCGCGAATGAGATAAGAAGCACGGCTATTGATTTAGTCCCCGTAGACACGGGAAGGTTAAAAAATAGCATTCGGGTACAAAAAGAAACAAGCGCGACACTACCAACGAATAAAGGGGTAGTGTATGAAATAGGTACAAACGTAGATTATGCCGCAAAAGTTGAGTTTGGCAGCGGTGAAATGGTAGAAAGTTTTAAGTTGTCAAGGGGTTACACTTTTACGGGGAAGCAAAGAGCAAAACCCTATCTAAGACCCGCTTTTCTAAAGGAGTGGCCGATTTATATTAGGGCCATAAAAAAAATCTGGAGAACAAAATTATGAAGTTAGCCGCAGGTGATGTATTAAAGGCCGTTTATGAAGTATTGAACGGCAATGTAAACGCAAATAGTTACGAAATTAACTACGCGAAAAGAGTCTTATTAGATGGTGGAACGGTAATAGCTACCGAATGTCTACCCGTTTATTTTACTCAGGCCGTAGACGTTTACACCAACCAAGTTCCTAGCTTTACGGGCAAGGCATATATTTACATTTATCACCTAAACACTTCTGAGGTGGGCGCGGTTGACGAGTTCATGTATGACGTTTCGATAAGCGTTAAATGTGCTATCCAGACGAAGCTGGGAGCAATTAGCCCTCAGGATGTTCACGCAATGGGCAATGCCGTATCCGAACTATTGCAGCCAAATACCTTTAGTAGGATAGAGGTGGACGGGTACACGGTTACATCTCAATTTTGCACGGGCATAAATTACATTGAGGGCGAGATAATGGATAGCCGTTACGAGAGCGCGGTGGTGATGGATTGGCTAATTAGGGTTGAATCAATTTAGTATATTTGTAAAAAAATATTGCAATGGCAAAAGTAGACGGTAAAAATATACGCTTAAAGTTAGACACGGTTCTACTGTTTGGCGTAACGAGTACAGAGATTTCCCTTGAAAAGGACATGATCGAAACAACAACTTTCGAGAGTGCGGGCGCAAAGGAATACATAGCTGGCGAAGGTGGTGGCACAATTTCCGCAACCATCTTAACCGATGAAGCTGGAACTTCTGGAGGTACTTACAAGGATTTATTTGATGCTTGGAAGGCTGGCGACGTGATTGCGTTCATTTACGGAGGTACTGTTACGGGTGATGACATTTATAGCGGAAACTGTATCATCAGCTCACTAAGCAACAACAACACCAAGAACGAAGCGAGTTCTGCGAATGTTACACTTCAGATCACTGGTGCCATAACCGTTGCAGAGGTTGTATAATGGAAGTAGCGTGGAATAATTGGGCGATGTTTCGCTTCGGTCAGTTGTTGGGCTGCGCGTTTGTAGAGGAATCACAAGAAAGGGCGGCAGCTATTGGCCGCCTTTTTAGTTCTGAGGACCGTAGGCTAACATTAAGAGAGCAGGAAGCGATTGCAGCATTGATTTGCGCGGGTATCGAGTGTGCAGACCGAAAGGCGAAAAGGATTACGACTACGACAATGGAGGATTGCTTTGGCTTGACGGAATTACTGCCAAAAGTTTTAGAGGCTTTTATCGAGGCGCAACCGAAAGCACAAGGCGAAGCAGAGGGAAAGTAGGTAGGACTTCTTATGAGGACTTGCTACTCTTTGCCGCGAGGGTAGAAGTTAGGGAGTCTGACTTTTATCAAATGACATACGCGGAATTTCTGAGATGGGCGAAGGCTTATGACGAGCGCGACCAAATCAAGTGGCATAGGTGGCGGGTATTAGTGGCGAATCAGATCAATGTAAATGTGAAGGCTCATGATAGGGTAGCGTTGAACGATATTATTGAACTACCTCTTTTTGATAAGGAGGTAAAAATCGAAATAACGCCCGAACAAATAAAAGTAATGAAAGAAGTATGGCCGAAACAATAAGCGAGTTAAAAGTTGCGATAGGTGCGGATCTAGCAAAGTTGCAGGGGCAGCTTAACCGTATGGAAGGCATGATGGGGAGGGCTGGCCAAAAGAGTGCGAGTTCTTTCAATTCGGCTATGGGTTCAATTCAAAGCACTTTGGCGGGTGTTTTTTCGATTGGATTGCTTGAGCAATTTATTTCTAAGTCTATTCAGGTTACAGCGGAATTTGAAAAGATGGGGGCGGTTTTGACTACTGCATTTGGAAGTAGCGCGCAGGCTCAACTTGCAATGATGGACATCGTCGACTTTGCGAGTAAGACACCTTTCCAAGTTTCTGAATTAACGGATGCCTTCACGAGATTTGCCAATAGAGGTTTAAAACCATCAATGGCAGGAATGACGTCTATGGGTGATTTATCCGCAGCATTGGGTAAAGATTTTAGCCAATTAACAGAGGCGATACTAGACGTAAGCAATACCGAGCGGTGGAATGAACTTGGTATAAAAGTAAAGAGCAACGGGGATAAGATAACTGGAACATTTAGGGGTGTTACATTAGAGTTTGAAAGGAGCGAGGCAGGCGCAATGGCGATGGCTGAGGCATTCGGGAACCTTGAAGGGGTTTCGGGCGGTATGGCTCGAATCTCGGAAACTTTGGCGGGTAAACTTTCTAACGCTTCGGATAACTTCGATACATTACTGCGTAATATAGGTAATTCAGGAGCCTTTAGCGTGGCGGTAGATGGTTTAAATGACATTTTAAATAGTTTAATCGGGATAACTGAGTTAAGCATAGATAACGACTTTGGTATTTTCGAGGATTTATTTGTAAGGTTTGGAGCGTTTAGCGGTAATGCTCAATTAGCCGCTATTTCTACCGCAGGCATGACGGCAGCACTCACGGCACAAAAAGCAGAAACAAGAAAGCTGCTTGAGGAACAAATGGCATTAGACAACCAAGAGAAAAAGAGTCAAGAAACAAAAAAAGTAAATGCTGAATTAGTTTTAAAGCAAGCGGATGCCTTTGCGAAATGGACGGAAAAAGTACACGCTGCGAGCGAAGCGGCAAGGGCAATGGAGTCTACAATCATGGGGGAGATGTTCAATATGGACTTTCAGGGCTTGTCGTTCGGTGGTCAGGTTGGGGATATGCAATTCGATCTTAGCATGATGGATGCCGTATCAATGGAAGTTGAGGAGGCATTCGAGAATATGGATTTAAGTAGTCAAAAATTCTTCGACAATTTACAAGCGCAAAGCGAGGCTTTTGAGTTTTTGCAGGCAAACGCTGGCATGATTGGCGGTGCGTTTCAATCGGCTTTTGATGCTGCCTTGATTAGCGGGGAGAACTTTATGGACGTTCTAGGGAAGTCCTTAGAGCAATTAATACAAAGGTTGGCGAGTGCTGCGATAACTGCGGGATTGCTTTCTTTGGTGTTTAGTTCGTTCGGGGGTGGTTCGGTTTCTAAATTATTTCCTTTGTTGTTTGGTCAATTTGGAGGGTTTGAATTAGAAGGTAACAATTTAATAGCCTCAGAAAGAAGGACGCAAGGGCAAAATAACCGTATAAGATGAGCGTAAAATATCGGATAGATTTTGAGGATGCCCAAGGGATAAATGAATGGTCCTTGCAAATTATCGATAAAACCTACACCAGCTACTCAGATCGGGTAATTGCGGACGGTGGAACGGTTCAATCAATCGATTGCTTGCCCTTAGAGATAACCGAATTAGTCGAATATCAAAGATTCAATTTAGATGGTGAGGCGTTTGAGCTGTCTTACGGTGATAGAGGGGACGACCTGCACAAGGCAATAAAAGGAAGCGCACTAAAATTCACTTTCACCGCTGAAAATTCTGAGGATTTAGCATTCATTGAGGCAATCGCGCAAACCCAAGAGCAGACGTATTTCGTGGACCTTTACAAAAACGGTTCTTTATTTTGGCGCGGTGGAATCCTTCAGGACTTAATCCGAATCCCTTACACCTACTACCCAATTCAGGTAGAGATTCAAGCCACCTGCGGGTTGGCTCGTTTAAAGGGCATGGCGAAGGAAATAGATGAATATGACAATATCCTTTCGAGTATTGCGTTTATTCTTCGGGAGTTGGACAACGGTAATTTATGGGAGGATACCGATGCTTTTATAAGGACTTCGGTTAGATGGTTCGAGGACCAAATGGTTACTGCAGACGGCTTAGATTCTTTGGCTTATTCAAGATTATTTCGACTTTCAACCGAATACGATTTAGACGATGACGGGTTCAAGGAGTATCGGGACTGGTACGAATGGCTCGAAAAAGTTCTGGAGACTTTTGGAGCAAGGATATTCATGGCTGAGGGGATTTGGCAAATAGTCCAGATTGACGAAATTTCCAACAATCCAAGCAAGTACAACCTATACGCTAAGGAGTACATCTACGAAGTGGCGGCTGGTGATCCTTCGGGGGTGGTTGGCGTTTTAAGTGATGGAACTGCGTG